GGGACGTTAATCTTACTGACCAGTTTTACTTGAATATTGGTGGAGGTGACGCAGAGTACGATACGTACATTGCGAACTTCGACCAAGACTTCAGTTTCTCTGGCTTTGGATCTAATGACCCTAAACGGCGTCGTGCTTTCACTCCGGGATCTTATACGATCACGGAGGGTAGGAGATATGCAGTCGGAACTTTCCTCTGGACGAGGCAGGAATACTACTATCGTTGGTATCCTGCAAGCGATTATGTCGATAATAAAGGCATAATCGATGCCAGCGGGAATAACTCCGCACGCATAAGCCTAGGCACTGTAGCACAATCGGACCTTTCGACCGTCGTCTATAATAATGCGTTGACTAAGCTCTATGACCGTTTACGGTCATCGGAACTTAATCTCGCGTTAACTATAGGCGAACGGAAGGAAAGTGCGAGAATGCTTCAGAAAGCCTTCGCTGCCACTGCTTCTGTTGTTCAGAAGGCCCGTTCCATCCGTAGACAGATCCTGACTAACCCTTCATTACTGGCGAGTAACCTTTGGTTACAAGCCAAGTATGGATGGTTACCACTCTACAATGACGTTTACGAAGCCACCAAGTTTCATTATCACTTATTTAGTGAAATGAGATTTGAAGGAAAATCGAAACGGAAGGTGGAGTGGGACGATGCCGTGTACTCCAATTGGGTCGGCTCTGTGCCGCTCAAGAGGACACACGAACAGCGCTGTCAGTTTATTATCTACGCTGGTGTAGCGGATAGCGATGCCTATAACCTGTCCCGTATCACGAGCCTTAACCCGCTTTCGATAGCTTGGGAACTTGTTCCCTTCAGCTTCGTTGCGGACTGGTTCGTCGATATCGGGGGATACCTCGCGAATATGGAAGCTTCGTTAGGAACAGGCCTCTCTTTCGGGAGGGGCATGGTCACCGAAGTTGCCCATACTACCACTTTCCAACCCGGTCTTACCCGGGATGGTCAGTGGGACCAAGTCTACTGGTCTTCTTACTTTGTGGTCAATAAAACGTCCACGCGGTTAGATCCCCAGAAGAATTGGCGGCGCGAAGTAACTAAGACAAGGACCTTGCTCACTAGCTTTCCGCGAGCGAGATTTCCGGTCTTTCAGGTCAGCCTAGGATCTCAGCGGATTATCTCTGCTGGGGCGCTCATCCGCCAGGTCTTACTTGGATCAGTCCAAGGTAAGAAATGGTAAGTGAGCAGTCCTAGTTCCCTCAACTTATCTCCGTAAGGAGCTGTTATGCCCGCTAGGGCCAATATCGTCGTCAATGACGGCAAAGCGACCCCGGTCGCCCATACGTTCAACCCATCGGAAGATGGAGATGTTGACCTGTTCGAGGATAAATCCGGTGGCGTTGCCATCGGCTATCCTATGATTATGGTCAAGTTTCGTCGTCCCATGGGCGCCGGAAACGGCGCCCAGAGTTCGGCGAACTCCCGCGTGTACCGCATCCAGCTGAACTTCAGCTGGCCGGTGCTCGAGGTGACATCTGCATCGACTGGCACCGGAATTCAGCCTGCCCCGACTGTTGCGTATGTTCTACGCAGCAATCAGGAATGGATTATTCCGGAGCGATCCGACCTCGCAAATCGAAAGGATCTGCGGGCGATCGTCTACAACACCCTGAACAACGCGGACATCAAAAAAGTCCTCGAAGAACAGGAAGCTTTCTGGTAACAGTCACTGGGCATACGTGCCTATTTTCCTTTTCAGGAGCAAGACATGAACGTTCAGATGATCGTTGTCCAGGCCGGAATTGAGCTAGCGAGGGAAGTAATCTCCTCGCCGGTTACGAAGCGCCTTATTGCTAAGGCTCTTTGCAAAATCACTTCCGGTAGCTTATGTCCTCTCTTTTTCGACTTCGAGAAAGGCTCGTGGAAGGAGAATGTTGGAGAATATCCGACACTCCATATCCACGCTACTGATCCCGATGGCGATGAGACGACATTGACATGCAGTGTCGAGTTTGCTCGCATCATAGCGAATGGCTTCGCACGCCTAGTTGAATCTCTCGATTACTCGAAAGAAGTTCAATTGGGCCTGTTTAGCGCTTCTCCGGAAGATCTAGGGGAAACCCTTGGTCTGATGGAGAATAGCCTTGATGCACCTTTGAGCAGCTTGGAAGCTTTTGAAGAGTTCGCTAACTACGAGCTCTTCGGAGCTAATCAAGAAGCTTAAAGGAGACACTCATGGTTGTAGATCCGAAAGCCCGTTCCTTTGTAGGACAGGTCTTCTTTGCTTTTGCTAAAGGAGCGGATACGCCAGTTTCACTTGCATGTTGGTTGATGTACAAGTATGGCGAGCATGAACAGCTTGCCAGAAAGGAGATCAACCCCCTGCAGTACAACTCGCTGCATGACTTCCGTAGAGATTATTCCGTGGTTAAGTACTTGTCTAAATACAAGGGCTTAGCCACGGGGATCGATACAGAAGCTGCTGCACGGCTTTCTTGGCAGAAAGCCGAGGAGGTGTGTAGAGTTACGAACCGCCGACTCAAAGAAGGTAGGCTACGTGGATTTTCTCCACGCGTCGAGGCAGTAATGTTTACTGCTAAACGTAAAATAGCTTCTCTTCTCGGGCCGTGTTCGTTCTCTAAGGCACTTTCTGGTTGTAGATGGGGCCCTGGTGCTACCTTTACCCTAAAAGGTGAAAATAGCACCTTGGCTGACAAGATTCGGGAATTCCCGATCAGCGTCACACCAAGGGCGTTACCTCTACTTAAAGCAGTTATAGAGTCCGATCCACATTGGGCTGAAGCTATGCTCCAGGCTGATGTTGACGGTCCCTTTTCGCTGCTTCCCTGCTGTTTCACAACAGTAGCGGGTTGTAGAGCCACCCTTGTCGACAAGAACGCTAAAACCAAAAGGAGTATAGCGATCGAACCTACTGGAAATATTTTTATCCAGCTAGGCGTAGGTCGTTACATTCGCAATAGGTTGAAGCGGCGCGGTGTCGACCTCGACGACCAAACGTTGAATCAGCGTTTGGCACGTGAGGGCAGCATTACCGGTTCACTGGCAACAGTGGATCTTAGTGCTGCTAGCGATACCGTTAGTACGGAGCTCGTTTACGAGCTCTTGCCGATCGAGTGGGCTATGTTATTAGACTCACTCCGTAGTCCGCAGGTCCC